AAACACTTTGCTTCCAATACTTTGTTTTTCTTTTTGGGTTCTGTGCAGGAGCAACAGTTTGTTTCTTTGGTTTTACTTCAATTAAATATTTCTTTATTGTACCACCCTTTTCTTTTACTTTGATATAAAAGTCTACAAAGTATCTGTGATACTTATTATCCAGAGGAGACTTATATGGTATGACTATTTCTTCACTACCCCATTCTAAAACATTAGGATTACTATCACAGTATTTCATGAAAGTTAATTCCCAAGATGATCTGTAAATTATATTTGTCGGATCTCCCTTATACTTCTTATAATTCTTGGGCGAAAACTTTCCCTGGTAATACATATACATAGTATAGATACCAAAATATTTAGCTTGCTAGATGTCAAGTAACACTAGGCTTTATTATCCTATAGAGAAGATAAGAGGCAACCTTTCAAAAGTATCAATTAATTCTTTTTATAAGGTAGCTTTCCCCCTAAGCAATCGTAGTGGCGCTGCGCCAGGATTGGTTAGTTGGTTGAAGAGTGCTGGAATATACGATACAAAAGATACTAACGGTTTAGATCCTTTAGAAGCAATTGAATTGATGTGCTCTGGAACAGTTCTTCCAGGCCCAAATTTTAAAACCACAGATACCATTGGTAACAGACAAGGTATCATTGAAAAGTATCCAATCTTACGTCAGTATCCAGAACTGACAATGACATTTTATGTAGATACTAATCATAAAATCATAAGATTCTTTGAGGAATGGATTAATTTTATTAACCCATTGTATTCTGGAACTGGAGTTGTACAATCAAGTTCTCAAGGACAAGATTATCCTGTGGCAGGAAACGAAAATAATTATACCAAGTTCAGATACCCCAATGAATACTGTCAGAGGGTAATGGTAACTAAGTTTGAAAGAGATTTGAATACTAAGACAACTTCAGGAAATGAAACAACAGTATTCAATAGTTCATACTTAACTTATGAATTTATTCAAGCATATCCATCTAACATTATTGTATCTCCAGTAAGTTATCAGTCGAGTGAGATCTTGACATTTACAGTCAACTTCAACTATAGTAGATACGTTGTTAGAAGAAATCTATCTGCTGCTGCAGTGTATGAAAGCCAAGCAACTGTTCCAGATCTTGCAGTTCAAGATGCTTTGAATGGTAATACAATCCCATCAAGTTTAGGTTCTTATGGGCCTGCATTTGATACCGATGAAGAAGCTGATAGGCAAAGAAGAATCTTGGCAGGAGAAACCGTTGATGGAGTTTATGGAGACAACAACCTACCTTCATTACCTCAATAAATAACTTTATCTGATCTTATAGTATGCCTTTACCAGAAATTACTGTACCTCATTTTGAACTTGTTCTTCCATCAAATAAAAAGAAGATTAAGTTTAGACCTTTCATTGTGAAAGAAGAGAAGCTACTTATCATTGCATTAGAATCTAGAGATCCTAAACAAGTTACCACTGCAATTAAACAAGTATTGTCTAATTGTATCTTGACTAAAGGAATCAAGATTGATGAACTTCCTTCATTTGATATTGAATATTTGTTTTTGAATATTCGTGCCAAAGCAATTGGTGAAGCGATTGAATTGAACATCACCTGTGGTGATGATGGTGAAACCAAAGTTCCAGCAACTTTGTATGTTGATGAAATTCAAGTTCAATATCCTGAAGGTCATACTGACAAAATTAATATGGAAAATGGATATCATTGGAAGATGAAGTATCCATCACTAAGTCAGTTTATTGAAAACAATTTTGATGTTTCAGATAAATCATCAGAGAACGTAGAGCGTTCTGTTAAGTTGATTGCATCATGTATTGAAAGTGTTTATAATGCTGAAGAATGTTGGATGGCATCTGATTGTACTGAAAAAGAATTGATTTCTTATGTTGAGAACTTAACTCCTCGACAGTATAAGAAGATTGAAAACTTCTTTAAGACAATGCCTAAGTTGTCTCACACACTTACAGTTGTCAATCCAAATACAGGAAAAGAAAATAGTGTCGTACTGGAGGGTTTGTCCGATTTTTTCGGCTAGCCCTAGCCAAAGAAGATCTTGAAACATATTTCAGGATCAACTTTGCGCTAATGCAAGTACACAAATATTCTTTAACTGAAATTGAAAACATGATACCATGGGAGCGAGAGATCTATCTTGAACTTCTAAAACAATACATAGAAGAAAAAGAAGCAGAGAAGCAGCAACAACATGGATGAAGAATCACCAAAACCATTAAACATTAGTAACTTTTTTGGTGTACCTGATGCCAGTGGGATAACTGCTGCTCCAGGACAAACTGCAATGACTAGAACACCAGTTTTATCTGGTGGATTGGACATGTCCAATCTTTTAAATATCATTAAGACTCAGATTAATGAGAAGCAAGTTGCTGAAGATATTGAAGACGATTCAGAAAAATTAAGATTACAATCTCTTGTTGATAGTTTAACTGGTAGAGTAGATAAACTTACATCTGAATTATCAGGACTTTTTTCATTAATCATCGGGGACATTTCAAAGAAAGAAAAGGAATCAAGAAGCGAAGTAAAGTTAGCAATACAAGAGCGAGCAGAAATAAGTAAAGCAACATTATTAAAATCGTTACAGCAATCAACAGAAGAAGCTGTTGTAGCAACACAGGAAATTAGAGATCAAACTGTTGCTGCTGCAGATAATCAAAGAGAAATGGGCTTGTTGGCAGCAGCACTTGGTATAGGTGGAACTGGATTCTTAAGTGGTATTGATGCTAATAAAACTGGAGATGATCTATCAGAATATACTGGTGGAGAAAAACTTTCTAATCCAGTAAAGGCACAAGAGATCTATCGGTACTTACTATCAAAAGGTGTTAGTGAAACACATGCAAAGGGAATTGTAAACAACATACAACACGAATCTGGATTTGATTCTGGGGCAGAGGGTGATCACAATGAAGCTGGTGAACCACAATCATTTGGTTTATTCCAACATAATATGGGAGCAGGTCGTGCTCAAAAAATGTTTGCTGCTGTTGGTACTGATTGGAGAACTGATTGGAAAGGTCAGATAGATTATGCATTAACAGAATCGGAAATGAGGACTTACTTGAATAAGTCTTATGCAAGTCCAGCAGAAGCATCAAGAGCATTTACAATTGATTTTGAAAATCCTCAAAATGCAGAAACTAAAGCAACTGAAAGACTAAGCACCATTGATACAGTAGATCAATTACAATCAAGTGCTGCAGAACCATTAAAGCCAAATGAATCAGTAGCATCTGTTACACCTGATAAACCAGTTGAACCAACAATTGCTGCGATGCCAGCTAAAATTACTGGAAGAGAATTTGAAACAGATCCTACACAGCAACAGCAAAATATGATAGCAGTTCTTCCTACAGCACAACAAGCACCATCTGCACCAGCAGCATCTGTAGCAGATGCATCTGCAGACGCATCGAATCCAATTTTCCCTGCAGTAAATCTGATAGATCCTTATGTCAGTGCAACAAAGATCTATAACAATGTTGTTGCTTGATCATGGCAAAAATAACAGCGGCGAATATACAGAATGATATCTTAGAAACTAATATTAAATTAGTAAATGTTTCTAGATTGATAACGAAAACTAAGTATGAATACATTGCCAAAGCAAGCTCGATAAAAACTAATACAAATATCTTAAAGACGTTATTAGATTCTATACAAAGAGAAAATAAAAAGAATGTAGATGCTGCAGATAAGAATGAAGAAACTCTGTCTAAAAAAATACAAAGAGAAAGAATAGAAGAGCAGCAAGCACAAGATCAAAAGAAAAAAGATACTGAAGTAAATGCATTAGTGATGTCTGCAGCTCTTGGACTAAAAGCTCCAAGCATGTTAGCACAACAAATTGAAACACCAATACTACAGGAAAGAGAAGCAGACGGGACAAATGGTAGATTGTCACCTGATGATTTAGTTGCTGTTGGAACTGTAGCTGGGTTTCCAGAAGGAGGTCCTTATTGGTATGGTAGAACAGCATACTTGAGACCAAGTGCAGCTAATGCATTTTTAGAAGCTAAAGCAGCTGCAGCAGCAGAAGGCATAACGATTATAATTAACAGTGCTTATAGAAGTTATGAACATCAGGAAGCAATACAAGGAAAGTATTCAGTAGTAGCTCCTCCAGGAACATCTCCTCACGGACTTGGTTTTGCATTGGATATTGAACAAGGGCCTGGATGGAACTGGATGGTGAAGAATGGCATGAGATATGGTTGGAAGTGGATGGCTATTCCAAATGACGAAGTTCACTTTGAATATGTTGGTGGTGAAAGTGAAGCAGAACCAGTCAAAAGAACAGTTCCAAAAGAGATAAGTTCTACCAATAATAAATTAGGATTGGTTGCTATTGCACCACAACAACAACCATTGCAACCACAATATCTTGTAGAACAACCACAAGTAGCATCAGCTCCAAGAATCAAACTAAATACATATAAAACAAATCCGTTCTTCATTACACCAACTGGCTAATGTCTGCAGAAAATAGATTTGAATATGGCGATTTTAGAATAAATCTTATTAAATCAAGTTCTGGTTTAAAAGAACTCATATTGCCTATTGGTTCTATTGCCAGTTTTTCTTTGTATGAAAATGTAAACTCTCCAGGATTGACTGGTAGAATTGTATTTGCAGCAGTTGATGTTCTTGGAAATAGAGGTGTAGAATTGTATGGTGGAGAAGAATTAGTTGGATCTATCAGAGTACCAGATTTTCCAGAAAGTGAAATTAGAATATCCTTTAGGATAAGAAGTATGCAGGTGGTGAAAGAATCTGGAAGAGCAGCATATAAAGTAGAGCTAGTATCATTTGACACATTAAAAAATGAAACTATAAGATTGTCAAATAGATTTGAAGGTAACATTGCGACTAGCGCAGAAAAAATATTTAAATCTTTAGGTAGTAAAAAAACAATAGCAACAGAGTCAACATCTAATAAGTATTCTTTCATTGGAAATAGCAAAAGACCTTTTGATCTTTTGACTATGTTAACGTCTAAAGCAGTTTCATCTGGAGAGAAGAAGTCTCCTGGATATTTCTTTTTTGAAACACAAGATCAATATGTGTTCAAGAGTATCAATACACTTTTAAAAGGTGATGGTGATAGTGTAGTTTATACACAAACAGAAGCAGCAAAAGAGAACACTCCAAATAATAGATTTAGAATCTTAACATCTTATGTGGATAAAAATAATGACATCTTGAATTCATTAAGAATGGGAATGTATTCTAACAGTACATTCTTTTACAATATGTACACAAACGAGGCGAAGAGGGTTGACTATAAGCTGGAACAGAAGTATAATAAGGAGATAGAAACCTCAGCACAAAAACTGACAGAAAAATATCCAACTCTTCCAGGAAACATTCAAGAGTTTCCTTCAAGATATTATGTCAGATCACTTGACATTGGGGTTTTAGATAAAACTGGTAAGCTTAGCAAAGATACAATGTATCCTGACTTACCTAAATATCAAGCAGAAGCTGTAGTGAGGTACAACCTTTTATTCTCACAGGTACTAAAGATTACAGTACCGTGCAATCCTTCATTAAGAGCTGGTCAAGTAATAGAATGTAGAATTCCTGAGACTGCCTCTCAAATGAAAGATAAGTCATATCAATCACAAAACTCTGGACGTTATATGATCTCTGCTTTGCATCATGCATTTTCTGGAAGAGAATGCTACACAAGTCTAGAGTTAGTTAGAGATTCCTATGAAGTTAAAACACAGGTAGTATAACATGGAAAACATTAAAACACACATTCAAAAAGATAAAGAGATCCTTGATGATCCTACGATCTCTCCACAGATGCGCCGCCACACGCAAGAAGAATTGCTAGATTTAGAAGCATACGCAGAGCGTCATCCTGATGATGAACATGATCCAACTCCTTTAGAACTTTACTGTGATTCAAATCCAGACGCCCTAGAGTGTAGAGTATACGACGACTGATGTATCTTGATCAATCCTCCAATCAATTAGTTAAGACACACTATCTTGGAAGAGATGGTTTTGTGTGGTGGCTTGGGCAAATTGCGCCATTAACCACATCAAAGTCTAATACTCAAGATTTATCTGCAAGGAAAAAAGATGCTAATCTTTATTACAATCGTGTAAAGGTTAGAATCTTTGGTTACCACACAAAGAATGGTAGTGAACTTCCTGATGTAGATTTACCTTGGGCACATATTCTTGTACCACCTGGAGTTGCTAATGGATCTCTTGGTGAAGGTGTGTCACATGAATATACTGGAGGAGAAACTGTCTTTGGATTTTTCCTGGATGGTGATGATGCTCAACAACCAGTCATTGTTGGATCTTTATACAAAGGATCTAATGTTTCAAATTTAAAAACAATACTTGACGTACAGAAAAAACAAAGTACTGAATTCTTTGCGGTAACAACAACTACTAGCACAGGATCACATACACAAAGAGTTGGTGATACAACTCCTGGTGGTCAGAATGTTAGAACTGGTGTTGGAAGTAGTGCTGATACTGGAGAAAAACCAAAGAACAATACTGCGGGTATTGACGATAAAGCAAGAAACATCCCTGAAGATACTGATAAAGCCACAGCACAATTTTGTTTAGCGACAGATAAGAAATCTATACCACCCAATCCTTGTAAAGATGATGAAGTCTCAAAGATTACAAGTGCCATTGAAGACTTCATGGCAAGAATGCAAGGCTATCAAGCATTTGCAAATCTTTATGTTGGTGGAGTAGCAAATAAACTTGGAACTATTGCTAGTGATATCAGAGAGATTGGTATGTTAATCTCTGGCTTGATCACTGGATTGTTCAAACGTGGTATGAAGTATATCTTCGATCAGATATCAGAGAAACTAAACAATCTTATTAAAGATTTGTTTCCAAAGCCAAAACAAGCTGCCGCACAACAAAAAGTAAGAACTTTATTGACAACCATTTATTGTTTGTTCAAGAAATTTATTAAGAAGATATTTTCTTATGTAATTAGTCAACTGCAATCGATGGTTGGACAAGTCTTGGGTGCAACAACATGCGTTGTAGAAAACTTTGTTGGGCAAATGCTCGGAGATCTTTTCAACTCTTTTGCAAATGCAATTGGTCCCACGTTAGATCAGCTAAGTAATTTTCTTGGTGGTGCTTTAGGGAAAGCAAATGAAATCATGACAAAGGCAATGAATATTGCTGGATTTATTAAGAGTCTGTTTGATTGTGAAAAAAGAAATTGCACACCACCACAGAAGTTCACGACAAGATATGGCCCTTCGCAGCAGCAGATAGACAACTTTAATAAGATCATGAGTAAAGCAGGAGCTGCTGGTGCTAGAAGTCTTGTTGATGATCTTAAGAAAAAGAATCCAGATCTATTTGGAGATGTTGATTTTGGATATGGCAACTGTAGTAATGATATCTTAAGATGTGGCCCACCATCAATTCAAATTCTCGGTGGTGGTGGATCTGGTGCATCTGCACAAGCGATTGTAAATAACCTTGGTCAAGTCATCGGTGCTAGTATTTTAAATACTGGTCAAGCATACTTTGAATTGCCTTACGTTTCTATCATTGATGGATGTGGTAAGGGTCAAAATGCTAGAGCAAGGGCAGTTCTTGACAATGGAGGAGTCTCCAGAATTATTATTGATGATCCTGGATATGGTTACCTTAACAATCAAACTACACAGCAGTATGGTTCTGAAGAAGTAAGCATTCCTTCTGATGGATCTAATGATATCAATTCAAATTCTTATGTAACTGTTATTGATGCTGTTGAAGTTGACAATATTGGTAGTGGATACGATGAGAACACTGCTATTGTCGTTGTTCCAGGAGATAATGATATTGGTGTTGTAGATCTCCCAGAGTTTGAATTGCAATTTGGGCCAAATGGATCTATCATTGGTGTAAAGGTTACTAATAGTGGTGGTGGTTTCACACAGATACCAGAGATTCAACTAATTAGTTTAGATGGCGCAGGTGCTACCTTGAAACCAGTCTTTAGATTCATCGAGGTAAATAAAGAAGACGCCGCAGATTTTGGTGTAGGTAGAGTTCTTAAAGTCGTGGATTGTGTTCAAAGATGACAAAACCAACAGTACAAATAAAATCAACATACAGAATAGATGGTGGAAATACCATACCAGTTCACGGCAAAGTAAATCACTCTTTGATTTGTCAAAATGGTGATGGTGAAGTATGGGCTGATAGTGGAAGAAATGTAAAAACTTGTAGTGAAGCATCGATTGAAGTTGTCGGCACAAAGTTAGCTGCAAATGCAGATGCTAATCAACCACACATTCCAGCAAAATGGATTCGTGCAGAGAAAGGAGATATTTTGATTGAAGCTCCTAATGGAACTTTATATCTCTCTGCAAGAAATGTAGTGGTTGCAGCCACAGGTCCTGAGACTGAGAATTCTTCCAATGGAAACATTGACATCATAGCATCAAATGATATTAATCTTGATTGTAAAGATACTATCAAGATGGATTCAGTTAACATGTATATGAATGCCTCATTGGCAATGGACATTTGTGGCAAATCTTTTTTAAGTATTACTGGTGGATTAAGTGTCGCAGGATCTGGAGTTGATTCAAAATCAATCTTGAGTGTGAGTGGAACTATTATTAATGGACTAACTGGACTAGGAGGATTGTTGTAATGAATTTCCCATCATTAGGTGTAGAAAACAGTTTACATGTTGGATTATCTGATCCAACATTTGTGCCAAAGAATATTTTAAAACTCCCTGGTCTTGCAACGATTAACGGGCCTCTTATTGTTGGCGGAACATTAATTGATGGTATTATGGGGCCTGCGTTTCCCAGGACATCTGTACTTAATATTATTCCATCATTAAATGCAGTCGGAACTGCTTTAAAAATTAGTGCTCTTGGTGATGGAATTGCGCCCTTTCCTGGCGTAGGTCTACAAGTCAGTGCATTGAGTCATAATATTCTTGCCAGTACAACAATAGATGTAACGAGTCCGATTACTAATATTAGAGGTGGTCTTGTTAATGTTTTTGCACCAACAACGGTACGTGGATTCTTAACAATTATTGGTGGTGTTTCTATTGATGGTACAGCAACTATTGGTAATGTTGTATTAAGTGGTGGGACACTAGCATTTCAAAATTCTCTCACATCATTCTCATCAACTTTAAATGTTTCTGGGGCAGCAGCATTTTCAGCAGCAGTTGGAATTACTAATACACTAACTGTAACAGCAATTACATTAACTGGAACAGGAGATGTTGCTACTGAGATTGCATTAGCAAAAGCATTGCCTGCAAAACCATTTGACATCAAACATCCAACAAAAGATGGCTATAGATTACGTCACGTTTCTCTTGAAGGCCCAGAAATTGCTGTTTACTATAGAGGTAAGTTAGAAGGAGATCATATCATTAAACTGCCAGATTATTGGAGTGGTTTAGTAGATGAATCAACCATCACAGTTCAATTGACACCTTATAGATATTCTGATGCAACATTGTTTGTAAAAGAAATTCAATCTGATAAGATAATTATTGGTTCAGAGAGACTTACAAAGATTTATTGTTATTATACAGTATTTGCTGAAAGAAAAGACCTTGAAAACTTAATCGTAGAGTATGAAGGTGAGACTATTAAGGATTATCCTGGTCAGGACTTCATTGGGGTATTGACAGACTCTGAATGATCTGCTATAATATGGGAGTCCGTGTGAAGGAAGTCGCTGGAGGGGAGAAATCCCCTCCGCCTCTAGCATTTGAAATCTTATGAGACCAGAAACAAGAAAGTCAATGGAAATGCTGTTTACTGCAAAGTGGAACTTGCCAAAAGCAGCAAAACATGCTAATCTTACTAACAAGGAAATGAAAATCACCTTCAACGAGTATTGTCATTTTCATCCACCTACATTTTCTAATGAAAATACTTGATAATTTTTTGTCTCCTGAAGATTTAAGTATTTTAAAGGAGGGAATTTTTTCTAATGATTTTCCTTGGTATTATACCAGAGTATTAGGCAACAGTTCTGAAACAATATGTGATGAAAAGTATAACTTTCAATTCTTTCATAGCTTTTATGATAACTATAGACCTTTAAGTGATCATATACAGCTAATGAATCCATTTATAAATTTGCTTAAACCAAAAGCTTTGCTTAGAATAAAAGCAAATTTAACGTCAAGAACAGATGAAATCATAGAACATGGATACCATTGTGATCAAACGTTTTCAGATTTTACCACAGGTATATACTATCTGAATACTAATGATGGGTATACCAAATTAAATGATGGAACAAAAATTAATAGTGTGGAAAACAGATTCGTTTTATTCGATGGATCAATTTTACACACTGGAACTACATGCACTAACAGCCACTGCCGAGTAGTTATAAATTTTAACTTCATTTGAGCAGTGGTTGACAAGTAAAATAAGCTGTGGTATAATTGTTAGGTAACCATGGGAGCGTGGTGGAAGTGGTAGACACACCAGACTTAAAATCTGTCGGGAGTTATCCCATGTCGGTTCAAGTCCGACCGTTCCTATCTGAGTCAAAATCAACTTTTGATTCAAAAAAAGGCGGAAAAAAAATTCCGCCAAAAAAATGCCAAAAAGGTTTTTGGCATCTAAATAAACAAAAAGAATAAATTTATGAAATACCGTATTGATGCTGCATATTGCTGGTACAATAATGGAACTCAAATAGTTCTAATGTATTTCATAAATCATGTTCCTTTTACATTTGATGAACTTCCAGATGAATCAATTTATGATCTGGATCTTATAGAAGTAGCAGACAAAGAAAGACGTTATGAACCAGAGGATTTGTATAAAACATCATTCTATTTGATTGATGAACAATGCCATCCGATGCTGTTTGAACTTGAACTGGAAAATCCAGAATGTCTGCCACAAGATTGATGCCTCAGTAGCTCAGTTGGATAGAGCAGGGCTTTTGTAAAGCTCAGGTCGCAAGTTCAAGTCTTGTCTGGGGCTTCGGGGAATTAGTTAAATGGTATAACGACGCCTTTGCACGGCGTAATCAGCAGTTCGACTCTGCTATTCTCCATGATATAAATAAACCATAATAGCTCCTTTATGGTTATATTTCCATGCCTTTAAGCAGATTAGAGAATTTCTTAAAGAACACTGACGGAAACATCTTATACGTTAATCCATCAGATCTAGATGCGACTGATAGTATTGAAAACCAGGGTAACTCCTTAACAAGACCTTTCAAAACTATCCAAAGAGCATTACTTGAAGCAGCAAGATTTTCGTATAACATCGGTCAGAACAACGATAAGTTTGACAAAACAACTATTTTACTATATCCAGGAACATACGAGATTGATAACAGACCTGGATTCTCTGTAGCTAATGTTAGTGGAAATGCAGAATTTAGAGATGTAAATGGTAACATTGCAAATTTAACAGAGTTAACAAACAGCACTAATTATGATATTCAAGATCCTAGCAATGATCTTTATAAGTTTAACTCAGTTCATGGTGGTGTAATCGTTCCTAGAGGAACATCAATTGTTGGTTTAGACCTTCGTAAAACCAAAATCCGTCCCAAGTTTGTTCCAGATCCAACTAATTCTGGAATTACTAGCACATCTATTTTCAAAATTACTGGTGGCTGCTATTTCTGGCAGTTCTCAGTTTTTGATGGTGATATTAACAGTTCAGTATATTATGACTATGTTGGTAATACAAAGACTCCTTCATTCTCACACCATAAACTAGCAGTTTTTGAATATGCTGATGGTGTAAACGGAGTTGGTGTTGGTACTTCCTCGACCAATACTGATCTCAGCATGTACTATTATAAGGTAGCTGAGGCATATGGCGATAGTTCTGGTAGAGCGATTGGAGATTTCCCAACAACTCTAGACTTTGAACCTAACACTCCAGAGTTTAAGATTGTTGGTGCTCTAAGTTCTAGTGATGTTGGCATTTCCAGTGTCACTGCAGTTGGCAACCTTGTAACTGTAGATACAACTTCTAGCCATGGATTGAATATTGATGATCCAATCCGAATTAGTGGATTTACCTCAACAGTTTATAATGGATCTTATAATGTTGTTGGTGTTTCTAGTGCTACTAGATTCCAATATAGAGCAAGTGCTACACCTAGCACCCCAGGAATCTTAAAGAATGGATCAGAAAGTCTAATTGTTGAAATTGATAATGTAAATGGCGCTTCACCATACATCTTCAACTGTAGTATGAGATCTACTTTTGGTATGAGTGGACTTAATGCTGATGGTGGAAATGCAACTGGATTTAAATCTGTCGTTGTTGCACAATTCACTGGTATCAGCCTTCAGAAAGATGATAATGCATTTGTAATTTATGACAAGACAAGTGGTACTTATCAAGATGAAAATTCAACATCTGATTCTAATAAGCCATTACACTTAAATTCTAAGGCAATCTATAAGCCTGAGTATAATAACTATCACATTCGTGCTGCAAACGGTGCGTTCATCCAGTGCGTTTCAATCTTTGCTATTGGTTATGCAAATCACTTCTTAGCAGAGTCTGGTGGTGATCTTTCTATCACCAACTCTAACTCTAACTTTGGTGCAAAAGCGTTAGTATCTAAAGGATATAGAACAGAATCTTTTGATAGAGATGATGTAGGTTATATTACACACATCATTCCTCCAAAAGAGAATACTTTAGTAATTGACCCTATTTCTTGGGTATCTCTTGATGTTGGTCTATCAACATCAACTGCAGGAGTTGGTACAACTTCAAGACTATATTGTTATGACTTTACTGACCCTGATAATGCACCACCACATATTTTAAGTTCTTATAGAATTGGTGCAAAGTCTGATGAATTATTGAATGTCCTTGTTTCTACAGGTTCTTCTGAATTTGCAGTAACTGCACCTGTATTGATGCCAACACCAGATTCAACAGATGGCCCTTCTGGTGAAAAATCATATAAGGTTATTCGTGTTGGTGCTGCAAACAGCATTACATCTAGCAATACTTTAAACCTTGAAACAAATCATCAACTATTCACTGGTGAATCTGTAAGAGTATTCAGTGATGATGGTTCACTTCCAGATGGTTTAGAATCAGATACATTATATTATGCAATTGCTAGTGGTTTATCTGCTAATCAAATTCAACTTGCTAAGAGCTTCAACAACGCAATTACAGGAACTCCAGTTCCGATTACGTTTGACAATACTAAAGGTGGTATCCTTACTGTTGTCAGTAGAGTTTCTGATAAAACACCTGGAGATTTTGGTCACCCAATTCAATATGACACAGTTAATAAGAATTGGTACATTACGTCATCATCAAGTCCAGTAAAGAATAGAATTCATACAAACTTCATTACATATAGATCTTCTTTAACTGATTCAAGTTCTAAACTTTATATTACTAGAAGACCTGATACCAGAAGTGTAGATGATAGAATCTATAGATTCAGATATGTAATTCCAAAAGAGTATGGTTCTGTAAAGGCAAATGCAAAACCACCTTCAGTTGGTTACATTCTTCAAGAAAGTAAGACTGTAGGCGTAAGTAATGCCGCAGAATTCAGCACAGTTTCTAATGCTACACAGCAGAGAAATGTTAGAATTCTCCATAGTGTATCACACGATCAATCTGCTGGTATTTGTACAGTAGTTACTGAAAAGCCACACAACTTTAGTATTGGTGATAAAATTAAGATTAATAAAGTAAAGAGTGCAAACAATCCAGTTGGTGCTGCAAACTCTGGATTTAATGGAACATTCCCTGTTGTTGGAATTACAAGTGATAAAGGATTCACAATCAATCTTTCATCAAATCCTGGTGCTTATATTAATGTATCTTCAACCAGAGATGAAAATCTGCCAACAGTTTCTAGAGATGCATTAAAGAATACTTATACAATCTATAGAATTGAAACAATTCAAGATCAAGTTTATAATAAGGCAGATGGTATCTATCATGTCACATGTCTTGTAAACAATGTATCTCCAACAGATGCATATTTCATCGGAGACAACTTTGCACAAAATGCTGCATACTTGTATCCTACAAGAGATAGAGATAATTACAACAGTGATCCAGACTTTGTAGTAAGTTATGCTTCTAATGAAAAGTTAGGAAAAGTTATTGTTAATGATAGAAGACATAGTTTAACCAAAGAAACTGTTAATTCATTCCTTAAAGATTCTAGAGTTGGTGTAGCAGTTACTAATGCAAAGTATGATTCTGGCATTAGCACTTATTATAGCGATATTCAACATGGACTAAATTCAATCAAGAGATTGTCTATTACTGGATTTGGAACTAATTATGGTTATTCTGGTATTGCAACTGTATTATACAACGCATCTTTAATTGGTATTGGGATTACTGGTGAAGGTGCTACGGTCAATATTTCAGTTAGTGCTGGAGGCACTGTAAATGGCGTAACGCTTGTACATGGTGGTTCTGCCTATGGCATTGGTCAAACCATGACCATTGTTGGTGTTACTACAAGATCTAACTGGTCTGCTGCTGTTGTACGTGTTGAAGATATCAATAATAACATTGGCGATACTTTAGAGGTTGTTGGAGTTGGTACGACTGGTAATCGCTATGCTAGTGGATATAATGGAGTCTTTAGAATCTCTGGTATTTCAAGTTCTAGATCTGTAACTGTTACTTCATCTACAAATCCTGGAATATACACATCATCTTCTGGTTTCTTCTACATTACCGATGAAACCAAGGATATTACAAATATTCAATACACAGATGCGAATAGTGGAATTGTAACAGTAACTACCTCATCTGCACATGGATTGGCAGTTGGTAATAGATTCACAGTTGTTGGTTCTGCACAAACAATCTACAATGGATCTTATACTGTCAAGGAAAGACTTGGAATTACTAGCTTTACTTTCTATAGAGGTCCTGGATTCCATACTGCAGCATTCACTGGTGGCAGTGTATTCTTATTGAAAAATGGAATTGCGTCTCAAAACGAGACAACTGATATTGTAGATGAGAAGATTGCTGGTAGAATGATTCCATTCTATGCTGGAATTGGCACTGTTGCTTCTTCTGGAATTACGACAACTTCCACCACGATCACTCTACAAAACATTGTAGGATTTAATACTGGTGATTACTTGCAGATTGATAATGAAATTTTAAGAATTTCAACAGGTGTTAATACCTCAACAAATACTGCAACTGTGCTTAGAGGTTTGATTGGTACTAAGGCAGAATCTCACGACTCAGCTTCAATCGTTAAGAAGATCAAAGTAATTCCTACAGAACTAAGAAGACATAGTATCATTCGTGCATCCAGCCATACATTTGAATATGTTGGATTTGGTCATGGTAACTATTCAGTATCTTTCCCACAAAAACAAGATAGAAACCTTACTAGAGAAGATCAACTTCTAGCACAATCAGTTAACCAGGATGGTGGTACAACTGCTTATACTGGTACTAATGATTCTGGTGAATTCTATATTGGAAATAAAATTATTGATCCTATCAGTGGTAAAGAAGTTTCTATCAATATTCCAACTGAAACATATGTTGGTGAAGCCGACTCTAGCCTATCAGTAAGTTTTGATGACGTAACAGTTGCGAATACACTTCAGGTAAACGGTGGTTCTGGAAACTTCCAATCTTCTGAATTTAGAGGACCTGTTAATCTTTATAAAAAAGTAACTTCAAACTCTCCAGATGGTATTGAGGCAATTCAATACTTAATGAAGGGTGATGCTTCACAAACTAGATCATTAACCGTTGGCATTTCTACGCCAACAAATGCAGGAACTCAAGGTGATATTGTTCTTTCTACTGGAACAGTAACTGGAGGATATGCTGGTTGGGTTAATATTGGCTCTAATAATTGGAGAAGATTTGGTTTAGTCAGCAGAAGTGCCAATTCTAATTTGATCACACCAGATCAGATTGGCATCAATACTACAACCCCAAGAGACTTGGTTGATATTAGAAGTGGTGGTATTGTCGTACAACAATTAAGAGTAACTGGTATTGTTACGTTTGACAACGGCGGTCTATTCAATGACATTACATTTGGTACTATTGATTGTTTAGGTGTTTCAACATTCCGTGGAGACATTCAACAAACAACTGGTATTGCTACATTCCCGAATTTAAGATCTGCTGGAATCGGTGCTACAAATCTAAGCGTAACTGGAATTGCCACTTTCAGTGGAAGTGTTAACAATATCCAACAAACCGCTGGCACTGCAGCACTTAATAGACTCACAGTTGTTGGTCTATCGACATTCACTGGAAAAGTTCAGGCAGATACTATTCAGCCAACAACTTTGCAAGTCAGTGGAATTTCAACCTTACCATTCTTAAACAACACCAACACAGTACACACTGGAATTACCACATTCAATAATAGTGGAAATAATATTGTCCAAACTGCTGGTACTGCAACACTTAACAGACTAACAGTTTCTGGTGTTTCTACATTCACTGGACAGTTAAATGCTGGAACAGTCAGTGCAACTCAATACAATGGACAGTTACAATATAGCCTAGGTGTCTCTGGAGCATTGACAATTACAAATAATACTGCTTTCAATAACACTGAAAGTAAGACTATTAATCTTAATGCATCATCATCTAATACTGCAAATTATCTTGTTCAACGTGATGCTTCTGGTAACTTTATTGCTGGAATTATTACTGCAACAACTTTCAGTGGGTCTTTGAGTGGAAATGTTACTGGTAATGTGACTGGCAATGTAACTGGAAATGCAGATTCTGCAACACAAATTAAAACAACTGCGACTTCAACAAATGCAAACTTCTATCTAACATTTGTTGATTCTGATAATGGCTCAGCAACAAATGAAACTCTTTATACTGATGCTGGAATTTACTACAATCCATCTTCTAATAACCTATCAGTAACTGGTGATATTACAGCATTTGCTTCTGATATTAGACTGAAAACAAACATTGAATTAATTGAAAATGCTCTTGATAAAGTTTGCAGACTACATGGATTTACTTACAACTTTAATGATCTTGCGTATAGTTTAGGATTTACTTCAACCGAAAGAATTGCTGGTGTATCTGCACAAGATGTTCACGCCGTTCTTCCTGAAGCTGTTAAGCCAGCACCTGCAAATCCTGATTACATGACTGTTCAATATGAAAAACTTGTTCCACTTCTTATTGAAGCAATCAAGGAATTATCTGATAGACTAGATAAACTAGAGAATAAGTAATTTATGAGGATTGGTATTGTTGGTGGAGGGACTGGTGGCGTTGTAACCGCTGCCAGTCTTTGTTCTCATTTGCCTAAGTGGTGTAAGGTTGATTGCATTTATGATCCAGATCTTCCCACATTTGGTGTTGGGGAATCATTGAATCATAGTTTTGTACAAGTCCTAAGAAAAGCTACAAATTATTCAATTCCCTTTGATCTGGAAGAATCTGATGCCAAAGTAAAACATGGTATCATGTTTTCTGGTTGGACTGATAATGATGGATATATTCCATTGTCAGTTAATGGTCTTCATATGAATACATTTAAGTTGAGAAACTTTGTATTCAAAAGGTTGCACCAATTTTGGAGCCATAAATTCTCAGAAATACATGGTAAAGTTCTAGATATTTCTCAATCTCAAAACAAAGTTCAAGTAAAACTTAATGATCAAACTCTAATATATGATTATATCTTGGATTGTAGAGGTGTTCCAGAAATTGATAATACTTATGAAATTCCAGATTCAATATCAGTCAACTCTGTAATTTTAAATATTTGTGACAAACCATGTGACTTAGATTATACTTATCATGTCGCACACAAGGATGGTTGGATGTTTGGTATTCCTATTAATAGTAGAAGTGCTTGGGGATACCTATTCAATAGGGACATCACAGATAAAGAACAAGCCATAGAAAATTGTAGTGAGTTATTGAGAACTCATGAAATCTCAAAATATATTGATAGAGATTATTTGAGAGAAAATACAAAGATATTAGATTTTAATCATTATTATTCCAAAAAATGTGTGGATAACCGAATTATCAGAAATGGTAATAGACTTTATACATTTGAACCTCTACATGGATATGCTGTTCCAATCTTCTTAAATATCTGTGAGTTTTTCCTAGAATATATTTTTGATGATATTTCTGAAGATCGTTTCAATCAAAAATATAGAAATTTATTATCATCATTGGAAGAGTTAATATGTTTTCATTACCACAAAGGAAGTACTTATGATACAGAATTTTGGAGATATGCAAAAGAAAGATCTTTAAAACGACTGGAAGGATCCGAGATAATGAAGTTGGCGACTGATAAAACATTTACCAGAGAACGTGCGGTCACTTTAGAAAATATATGGACAGTGACTCCAGCAGTACATCCTTATTTCTTATGGGAGATTGATCTAGCTTTAAATTTTGGTTATTTTGATCATTTAAATCTAAATACTTAAAAAAGTAGTTAAATAAATGACTATACAAGTTACAACTAATCCAGTAACATCTTCAGGCGCTATTAATTTTAGCGATTTGAGAAGTAAACTTAAAGAAACTACTTCTGGATCTGTTTCTTTAAGTGAATTGTATAGAAATGGAACTTATGTTCCGAGTGCGACCACAAATACTACAGTTCCTACCAGTGGAACTGTTAGTGTTAGTAATTACTACGGAGTCAATGTTGCTATAACAGCAAATATTACAAATGTAGAAGAAAATTTAAATCCGTCTTCAGCTGCAATTTTTGGAACGGACTATACGACAGCGATTAGAAAAACTATTAATGTTAATGGTTATATTATTTCTCAAAATAGTAATCCTGCTCTAGATATACCATCTGGAGCAGGATCAAATATTAGAATACAATTAACTTCTGGAGGAATATTTGGTCATCGTGCCACTTCTGTTGGAGCAGGTGGCGGAGGCAATGGTGGTACAGGTGGCAGAGGATTTGATGGTAATTTAGCAATGAGAACTTTTTCCAACGTTGAAATTATAGGAACAAGTGGAAGTATTGCAGGTGGTGGTGCTTCAGGCGGCGGCGGTGGAGGAGGCGGTCGAGAAGGTGATGGTGGTAAGAATAAAAGAGGATATTCTTGTGGATTTGCTGGTTGGCAATATTGTGAAGATTGTGATAGTGGTGTTGGTGGAGGAGGTGATAGCGGCGGTCGCGGTGGCGATGGCGGTGCTGGGCAAGGTTATTCTTGGAATGGAAGTAGTTTAACTCTTATTAATGCTGCAGGTGGTCAAAGTGGTTCAGACCCAGGAAATGGCGGCGGTCGTGGTGGCAATGGAGGTTCTGGAGGTAGTTTTGGAAATAACGGAAATAACGGTAATCGAGGAAATGATGGAAATACAGGTCCTGGAGGAAACTGTCAAGGAGGTAGCGGAGGATCGGGCGGCGGTGGCGGCGGAGCAGGAGGAACTGCTGGAAGATCTATTGAAGGTTATAATAGAGTTGTTTCTATACAAAGTACTGCAGTTTTAAGTGGTTCAACTGCAAATAATTAAATAAAACCATATGTAGCTAATACTTCCGTTCTAATCATGTCTTGTTTTTTAATTTTTATTGATAAATGACCTAATTTTCTTTCTGCATTGTCCCATTCTTTTAATTGACTTGCAATATTAATATTAACCATTTGAATATCTACTAAATGATTTACTGTAAAGCTTATAACTTCAGCTTTATTTTCATGTGCAATTGGTGTTATTAATAATTCTATTTCAGGAACTTCAAGTTTTGATTGACTTAATTTAAAACTTAACTTTAAGTTTTCTTTTTGCAATAAAGGAACAAGTTTTTCTAATAATTGATATAAATCATATACATCTTTTTTAGTTGTCGTAATTTGGTATAGATTGCATAAATCTTCGATTATTTTTTTATCTCTTTCCCATTGTGAAACTGGATACTCATGACAAATAACATAATTTAATTTTGATTGTTTAGAGAAAGATAATTCATTTAAATAATTTGCACTTTCGCCATCAAATACATTTAAAGATGAAGATAAAAATGCTTTATAATATGGATTCCAAGAATCCAAAGTAGATTTTATTTCTGTTCTAATTTTTGGTATATCATAACTATTTTCTAGTATTAAAGTATTAAATCCATAACATTTTTCATCTAATGTTCTTGATAATTCTTGATATACATTTGTTTGGATAAGAGTCCTTTCTTTCAAAAGTTCCGAAGAAATTTCAGAATTATCAAAATGTCCATTATCACAGAAATATCCTACAAAAATTCTGTGAGAACGTCTTGTGATATTATATTCTATTCCCATCAGTGATGCAGGATTTGTAGAATTCTCAATAGCTTCTATATCGGCAATTTTATTTCCACACACCAGCAAGTCGAAGCTATTTGAATTATACAACTCACGAAACTTCTCTACAAACATTTTTTGAAAGGCTAGTTTTAAGTATTTAGATTACTTTAAAAAACCTACAAGACCTATTCGTTTTTCATCTTGATACCATTCTTTTTCAACATATGCTGTATGGAATGTATAAGATGGGTACATCACAAATCTATTGTATTTCATTTCAACAGAATATGTTTTCTCCCACATGTTTGAATCAATTTGCCTAGAATCTAATATTGTGTTATAATCATTATCAGTAATTTCTTTATAATGATTCATAAACTTCCAGTAACCTTCAGTCAACTTGAAGTCTGAATCAAAATATTCTACGTTATGATCAATTCCAGATTCTATGTGTCTGTAAAAATTAGTACCACCTTGACAATTTAAAGGATCATTTAAGTAGATTTGAAATGCTAAAAAGGCAGAGTCAACATGAGGAAGTAAAGAGGTGTATTTGCATGGAAAACCTCCTTGAAATAGATTAAATTGAAATATGATAGATCTATCTACAACGTTGTAAAAATTATCTGACAGATAACTGGCTGTTTTGCGTATTTGATCAAAATTTAAATTAGACTGTGATATCCATCCAGGATGAGAACTCTTGTTTCTTGGGTTGAGTTCAAATAATTGTTTATTGGCAATATCTCTAAGATCTTCTGGATTTTTTAAGAAATTATCAATAATTAAAACTTTATGATTAGTATTGGGAATTTCTACAATTTCTAAATCTAAGTTGTCATTGATGTGAATTAAATCAGTATCAACAAAATTATAACTCATGTCAAGGTGTCCTTTTAAATATATAGATCCAAAATTTCTACCAGATAAATAAGTCATAGCATAGTGGCAGTATATACTGCCCTAAGGTATATACCACGGAGAAATAAGGCACATGTCCACGCCAATCAGAATTAAAAGATCAGCAGTTCCTGGTAAAGTTCCTGCATTAGGTGATCTTCAGCTAGGCGAATTAGCGATTAATACTTATGATGGTAAAGCTTATTTAAAAAAGGATGTTGGTGGAACTGAGTCTATTGTTAACGTTGGTGGTGGATATCCAGGAAAAACATATTACGTTTCAGAGACTGGATTAGATACAAATGATGGGGAAAATATTTCAAGTGCTTTTCTTACAATTAAAGCAGCTTTAGCTGTAGCAACTGCTGGTGATACAATCGAGATTTCTTCTGGTACTTTTACTGAAATATTTCCTTTAACTATACCCACTGGTGTTATTGTACGTGGTAAAGGATTACGTTCGACAATCATTCAACCAACAGCAGGAACAGAAAGACTTGACTGTTTCTTGATGAATGGTGAAACGACTGTTGAAGAATTGACAGTTACCAATTTTTATTATAATTCATCAACTGATACTGGTTATGCGTTTAGATTTGCTCCTGGAATGGTTACCACCACCAGGAGTCCTTATGTTCAGAGAGTCACTGTACTTACTAAAGGTTCTACAGTAACTGCTTCTGATCCTTATGGTTTTGGAACGGCAGATAATTACCCTACCGCAAAAGTTGCTGGTCGTGGTGCTTTGATTGATGGAAGTGTAGTTTCTTCAGCTACATTAGAGCCAGCAATGCTCTTTAATGAAGCTACATTTATTACTCCAAACCAGACTGGTCTTAAGATGACCAATGGTGCAAGAGCTGAATGGGTCAACTGCTTTACTTATTTCTCCAGTGTTTCTATTGACGGTGTTTCTGGATCAGTTGGTGTTGGTAGTACAGCAGGTGCAACTCTAAAACTTTCTGGTATTAGCACCACAATTACTGCTAATCAAGTTATTAAGTATTATCAAGGTGGCCCAGCAGTTGCTATCGGTACTGTCACTTCGGTTGATGGTGCTTATGTAACCATTAGCGGTAAAGGTTCTGGCGTCTTTAATTCTGTTGGTATTGGATCAACTCAGGATGTTAGAATTTTTGCCAGTGATGGTGTAACCCAAGTAGGTACTGCTAGCACAATTCTTTGGGCAGACTATCAAAAGTTTGGTGCAGATTTAAGAGCTATTGGTTCTGCCTCTAACTTTGGTACAGTTGGTGTTCGTGGTGATGGTGCTGGTGTACAACTAAGACTATTTGGATATAACTTTGGTTGTGTTGGATCTGGTAAAACATTTACACAAGATCCAACACTTACTGTAAGATCTAATGAAGCTATTCAATTAAATGGTGGTAGAGTATTCTTCCAGTCTGTTGACCAAGAAGGTAACTTTAGAGTTGGTAGCATCTTTGAAATTAGTCAAGAGACTGGAGCAGTTTCTCTTGCAAGTACGAGTGATATTAATATTGCTGGCACTGCAACAATTCAAAATCTTAATGTAACAGGTGTATCAACATTCCAGGGACAAATCCTTCATCAGGATTCAAACTTTATTACTGATGAAACAACATATAATTTAATTAATACTAATGCTAATGCAGTAAACTTTGCAGGTGCTGCTACTAGCATTGTCATGGGTGCTGCTACAGGCATTGCAACTATCAGAAATTATGAAGTAAATCTATCTGGTGGTCAAGATTCTTACTCAACTTCAACTGGAACTTTAACAGTTGATGGTGGCGTAGGTATCAGCAGTAACTTAAATGTAGGTAAAGATTTTAAGGTAACTGGTGTATCAACATTTGTATCACCAGTTAGATTAGATTCCTCTTTAAGAGTCGCTGGAGTATCAACATTTGTTGATGATATGATGCTTAGCAGCGATTTAAATGTTGCTGGTATCACCACTACTTCTACATTTAGAGTTACTGGAATCTCTACTTTAAGTGGTGATGTACGATTAGATAATAATCTTAGAGTTGCTGGTGTTTCAACTTTTGTCCAAAGCATTGATGCAAACAGCACATTAAATGTTACTGGTGTTTCTACTTTAACTGGTAATACTAAATTAGGAGGACAACTAAGAGTTGCTGGTATTTCTACTTTAGTAGGAGATGTTGAATTAAACAATGCATTAAGAGTTTCTGGTGTTTCAACTTTTGTTCAAAGTATTGATGCAAATAGCACATTAAACGTTGCTGGAGTTTCAACATTAACTGGCAATGCTAGATTAGGTGGACAATTAAGAGTTGCTGGCATATCAACATTAATTGGTGATGTTGAACTAAGTAATAATTTAAGAGTTGCTGGTGTATCTACCTTCAGCAATCCAGCAATGATCAACAGTAACTTAAACGTTACTGGAATTACTACAACCGCAACTTTTAGAGTCACTGGAATTTCAACTCTTACTGGCGACGTAGAATTAAGTAATGCCTTAAGAGTTGCTGGTGTATCTACCTTCAGCAATCCAGCAATGATCAACAGTAACTTAAACGTTACTGGAATCACTACTACTGGCAATTTTAGAGTTACTGGTGTTTCTACCTTAACTGGTGATACTAATTTAACTAATAATTTAAATGTTGGCGGTATTACTACAACCGCAACTTTTAGAGTCACTGGTATTTCTACTTTAACTGGAAATGTTGAATTAAGTAATGCTCTGAGAGTTTCTGGAGTATCCACATTTGTGGGTGATTCTATGTTCAGCGGAAATGCAAGAGTCGCTGGAGTATCTACTTTTGTAAGTAGTGCAATGATCAACAGTAACTTGAATGTTACTGGAATTACCACCACAGGAAACTTTAGAGTTACTGGTGTTTCTACCTTAACTGGTGATACGAATTTAACAAATAACCTTAATGTTGGTGGAATTACCACAACATCAACATTCCGTGTTACTGGCATCTCAACATTAACTGGCAATGTTGAGATGAGTAATGCCTTAAGAGTTTCTGGAGTATCTACGTTTGTAGGTGACTCTATGTTTAGTGGAAACGCAAGAATTGCTGGTGTTTCTACTATTGTTGGTAGTACAATGATCAACAGTAACTTGAGAGTTACTGGAATTACTACAACTGGAAATCTAAGAGTTACTGGAATTTCTACTTTAACGGGTGACACTCAATTTAGTAATAATATTCAAGTTGCTGGTGTCGGCACAATTTCTGATTTTACAATTAGTAGTGGAATTATTACAGGTCCTTCTGCAATTGTAATCGATCCTGCTGCTGTTGGAGATAATACTGGATCAGTAAGAATTAAAGGTGATTTTTATGTTGATGGCACTACAACAACAATTAATTCTACAGCTATAGAAGTAGCTGATCCTTTAATTGGAATTGGAACTACCGCCATAAACGTTTCTTATGTCAAACTAGGTGGTAACGTATCTGAAAATGAACCAACCATTACTGGAATCAATACTGATAATATTGCTGTTGGATATGCAATTAGTGCAACTTACATAGGAGCTGGAGCAACAATTGTTTCTATCGGAGCAAGTTCTGTAACCTCTAGCAATAACTTTACAGTTAATAGTGCTCTTGGGGTTGGTACAAATATAACTCTTGGAGTTGGTACAAATACTATTGTTATAGATGGTGATTACACCACAGCAAATATTGTTGGTGCTGGTTTGTCGAATGGTAATTTAGACGCAAACACTGTAATTACTGGTGTTACTACAAATACAATTACATTTACCCCAGTTTCATTAAACATTGCTCCTGAAACAGGAAATACAATCTATATCATTAATAATGGTAGTTTTACTTTCTTTGATTCAATAGGTGGTGATTTAATTGCTGATGGTGGTGGTTTACTTCTTTATGGATCATCAACAAGATCAATAACATGGGATAGAGTAACTGATGCATGGGAATCCAGTGTAAACTTTAATGTTCTCAGTGGATATTCTTATAAGGCTAACGGAGTAAATGTTTTAGATGAAAATACTTTAAGAATATCAAATGCAAATATTACTGGAATTGCAACAGTTAACAATTTAAATGTTACTGGTATAGGAACTCTTGAAAATCTGAATATCATCAGCGGTATTGTCACTGGAATGACAATCGGTGTTGCCACAATAACCACACTGAATGCAACTACTGCTTCAGTAGGAACTATATTGAATGCAAATGTCAGTGGAATTGCAACACTACCAAGTACAATTGTACAAGATTTAGAAATACCCGCAGGTGTTGCAACTATTAGAACTTTAAACGCTAATGCTGGAATTGTAACATATTCTACTTGGACGAATGGTTATTCAGCTGGAATTACAACTACATCAACTTTATATGTAAACAGTGGAATTGTAACTACAATAGATATTAGCACTGGTTTTGCTACTCAATTTTCAATTTTATCTGGTGTAGTAACATCATTGAGATCTACTGGAATTAGTACATTTGCAGTAGCTGGAATTGCATCATTATCAGTACAAAATTTATACAATGCTGGAATTAGTTCTATTTCTACATTATATGTAAATTCTGGAATAACAACAAGACAAATAATAACAGATTTAGATGTAACAGGTGTTTCTACATTTGCTAATATAGCACAAATTTATAGTGCTGGATTATCTACTATTACATATTTGACTGGT